GGCAAGCCAATGACTCTCCATTTCAGCACTCCACTTGAGGAGGATACGCTCCTCAACTGGACCTGCTCCTGCGGAGTAAAGCAAGTGTACCTAAAGACTCCACAGCAGAAACTTAACGAGGTGTGAACATGGGATACACCCGCACACTTCACTTTTTCACAGAGCACCGAGGAGCGACAGCACGTGGTCACCTGATCACAATTGGCTGTAATCCTTCCATGATGCGTTTTCCACTTGATAGAAGAGTGGATTCATATTTTTTCGAAATTTATGTATAGAGTGGTTAAGGGCCACTTAACTTTTTTTTTTTGCTTCAATTGTGAAAGAATTCCTACTTTTACATGAACATTTATATCTAACGGATTGCTTTTTTAGTAGCATGGTAAAGAAGACTCACCCTAATTACAAAGAGCATGGAGCTTTAAATGGAACGAAGACGGAGGCTTTCAAATGGACAGAAAAACGGTATATTGTGGCAGCATTTCTTGCAGAAGGTAAGTATACTCAATTTGATATTGCAGATTTGTGTGATATTAGCCATAAATCAATCACAGCGTGGAAGCAGAATATGGAGTTCATAGCTCATGTTGATAAGCTTACTTTGGAATATGAACTTGCCACACGGGCTGGACTCCTTAGAGAATGTTATCACGGCATTCAACAGAAACGTGATGAAATACTCTCAGATAAGACGACTCATCTTGATTATGTAAAAGCTACGGCAGATATCCAGGGATTAAAGAAAAGTGAGGTTGAGTTAACCGGCGAGGTGAAAGTCGATGTCACAGCCGAAGAAGCTCTCCAGCGGTACGAAAAATTACTTACAGAGCTCAGCGAACAGAAATAATTTTGCACTTTTTCACAAAACCGTACTCAATAATCCGTATATCCAGAGTACTCCAACAGATAAACAAGCAGAATTTTTGTTAAATGCGGGCGCCCAGGAGGGATTCTATGGGGGAGCGGCAGGAGGCGGCAAATCGGAAGCCTTGCTCATGGCTGCACTCCAGTACGTGGACCACCCAGGGTATGCGGCACTGATTCTCAGAATATCATACGCAGATCTTTGTCTTCCAGGAGCCCTACTTGACAGGACTTCTGATTGGCTCATGAATACAGACGCTAAATGGAAAGATAAGTCCAAGACCTGGGAGTTCCCTAGTGGCGCGACGTTAACATTTGGGTATTTGGAGCATGAGAAGGACAAATATCGATACCAAGGAGCAGAATTTCAATATGTAGCGTTTGATGAATTGACTCAGTTCACTGAGACTAAATACAGATATCTATTCTCCAGAACGAGACGACTTAAGGGCTCCACGATCCCCATCCGGATCCGCTCAGCATCAAATCCAGGCGGAGTTGGCCATAATTGGGTGAAAGCAAGATTTATCTCCCCTTATAAAAAAGATTTATTAGCGAAAGGACGATACTTCACTCCTGCTAAATTAGAAGATAATCCATATCTCGATAAGAGTGAATATGAAGAATCCCTAGATCAGCTAGATCCTATCACATATGATCAGCTGAGACACGGCGACTGGGACGTTTCAATGTCAGGCGGCATGTTTAAGCATGAGTGGTTTAAGTACCATGATAAGAAGATACCAACCGGGCCACATGTGAGGTATTGGGATTTAGCGGCGACTGAACTGACTCCAGAGAATGATCCTGATTTTACTGTTGGTGCACTAATGAGCACGAGAGACGGCAAATACTACATTAAGGATATTATCAGAGTGCAGGCTTCTCCGGGGGACGTAGAGAAGTTAGTAAAGCAGACGGCAATTCATGATGGTTTTGAGACTAGCATTGTGATCGAGCAGGAGCCAGGAAGTTCAGGAGTTTATACAGTTGAGAACTTTACAAAAAATGTTCTGCGTGGCTATAGTGCTATTGGAGTTCGATCAACTGGCTCAAAAATTGTAAGAGCTCAACCACTTAGTGCGGCAATATATAATGGACATGTCATGATCACAGCTGATAGCGTCTGGGCACCAACTTTGATCTATGAAATGGTTCAGTTCCCAAATGCCGGGCATGACGATCAGGTGGATGCCGTATCCGGAGCATATAATACTCTTGCAGGGAGTTTCGGAAGTAGTTATGCAGGCGTGAATCTAGAAAGGGATATGATAGCAAATGATATCCCAAGTCTGAGCAATGAGCAAGATAATTTTATGGATTTGTGATTAAATGACAAAAGATACGGAAGTTACGAGAACTAGAGAGGAGGGAGACGTGTATTTGTCATCTACTGGCGAATATTATGTTGCGCCAGAGATCACTCCACAAAAAATTCTTGATTTAAATGATAATGTGTATGCACGTGGACTGATAACGAAGCAGCGGAACATGCTTTTCAGTGATAAATTCACGCTCATGGTTACTGATTCTGGTGGAAAGCAAGATGAGAAGCTTGAATTAGAGATGATGCGCATGTGCGATACTCCAGATGTTGCCTTGTGGGCCAAAATTCAGATGGCATGGATGGACGAATTCAGGTTTGGCTGCTCAATCAATAATGAAGTTTGGGATTGGGTTGGAAATGTGTACACTTTGATGAAATTACGGCATTTGCCGGCATATTCATTTGGAGCTGCGCCATTTGATGCTATGGAGGCCGTATATTGCCAATTGCTACCTGGAATCATCCTAGGAAAGGATGACGAGATTGAGTTCTGGCAGACTTCAGCAGATTATGAGGCTCCAATCCAGATTAAGAGCGCTACAATATACAAGAATCCAACCTCAGATGAGATCGGAGGCACGTCAATTTTGTTGCCACTTATACCGATTATCAACATGCTGAGCTACACGTGGAAGACGCAGATGCAGCAGGTGAATCGCGTAGGAGCAAAATTACTATTTCTCAAGATCACTGATCCAATGCCAGCATCCGGGCTGAATGAGGGCGTATCTGACCTGGAGGCCGGACGGCTTATCCTGAAATATTGGGGCAAAAATAACAGTTTTCCATTACGGGGAAACATGGAGTTAATCGATCCTAAGATCAAAGATGACGCTAATAATCTTGAAGTTATTGAGGCACTGAATCAGATGCTCATTGACTACACGACTTCAATTGACTTACTCTCCCAGGGCAATGACGGGGCCAGGCTTGGCGGCTCCGATACTCAGCGTATGCTGATGGTTCTGCGAAATATCAAGTCTATATATATAGGGCTTGAAGATTGGTCAAGTGCGATCCTTCAGAAATATCTTGACGTGAATGGATTTGATGGTTATACGGTTCGTCTGAAGATTCCAGAGCCAGAAATTGATACCTCTGAATTAGATATCCTGAGAGCAGCTGAGGGCAGAAGTGGAAAAGTACTTGGAGCGAATGAACTTCGTAAATTACTTGGTCAAGAGGAATTAACGGATGAGGAATTAGAAGAGATAGCGGATTTTTGGGCTAGTCATGCTCCTGCAATGCCTTTTGGAGTGCAACTTCCTGGAGAACAAAAAGAAGAAGAGAGAAAAAAGAAAGAAGAAGAGGATAATGTGAAGAGCGAGAGTGCCTTGAAGCTAACTTCAGCTACAGACGCCAGTGTGAATAGGGCAGCAGCACAGATAACTTCGATTGGAAGGAAACTCGCAGATGATCTGATTGATGCATTGGAGCAAGAGGAATGAAAAAAGCCACAGAAGCGGCTGTTGATAAGGCACTCAATGCGTATAAGCTGAATTTAATAGAATCAACAACAGCTGTGGCAGTCAAAGCACATGCAGACGGTGACATTAGTGCTTATCGAATGCTTCAGATTCCAATCGGGATGAATGAAGTTCAGCTAGAAGCATTAATTTTTGGTGAAGAATATAAAAAATTACTCATGGAGACAGGTGGAACTGTTATTCAAGGTAAAAGAATTGATTGGTTGTCTGGCCACATTGAAGAAACGCGTGGTGAAGTATATGAAACCATCAGAAAAGGCCTTGAAGAGGGCAAACCGGTAGCGAGTATCGGAGGAAAGCACAGTGTTCCTGGCACGGTTGCACATGATCTTGAGAGGCTTGCCATCAGGGATCAGAAATTTAAGTATGTCCGTATAGCACGGACAGAGACGGCATCAATCCAGAATAAAGGTGCATTAAATCGGTTCGCAAAGAATGAAATTACTCAAGTTGAAGTGGTTGACGGTATCGATTTTGATGCGCCTTGTAGAGAGGCAAATGGCCAAATTTGGTCAGTTGAGTATGCTAGGACACATGAGTTAGAGCATCCTAATTGCACGCGGACATTTTCGCCAATTATCCCAGATGAATGGGAGAGCCCAATTCATGAGGAAGTAAAAGGGGTCAAGACAGCAACGAAAGGAACACTTCTTAAAGAGATCAGTAGCCTGAAGGAAAAGAAAAAGATACTCCAGAAGAGTGTCCCGAAGGCACCAAGTACCTTGAAGATAGATGCCATAGATGAATTGGCTGATCGGCAGATCAAGACGTCTAAATTTGGCAAAATAATGTCTGGTGCAGAGGCAGACGACCCAGTGCAATGGGAGGCGTTAGTGAACCGTAAATGGCCAAAGAACGCTAAAACCTTCAATCAAAAGACGTTGAGGATGAATGACATCGTTCACTATGATAAGGATGGCAACGTTTTTGCAATATCACGTTATGAAATCAAGGGTAAAACGTTAAGGATAAAAGAACTTGAGATTAATCCAAAATTGACCGGCCCTCAGTATGGTAAGGCAGCAATAAGAGACATAGCAGATGATGGTCTTGCGAACGGTGCTATAGAGATTAACGTTACGGCGTGGAGTGATTCTGCGATAGAACTTTTTAATTCAGCTGGGCTAAAACAGGCTGAGATAATTAAATCATCTTTTAAGGCAGACTTGGGATTGATGAAAGAACTTTCAGGCAAAACAGATCTTGTTGTGACTTCCAGAGCAAAAGAAACTTCAAGAATTACACGTTATCTTAAGAAATTAGAGAAGTCAGATCCGGATAAAGTGAAGGATTACAGGGCAGCGGTCAATGCATACACGACAGACCGGTATAAAATCATTAATCAGGCTCTGCGTGATGGTATTGACTCAGACGTGGTTAAGGCACGAATGACAATTGCGGAGCATACTACTTTGAAGCGTGAAATTGTCAATATAGATGACTATTTGAAAGGCGCTCCAAAAATCAAAGGTGAAGTGTATCGTGGCGTTAGCTTCGATGATAAGGTGCAATTTGATCGTTATATAAAGAATATCATGAATAGTGACGAAATGATCAATCCGTCTTTTACTTCGACGTCAATCCTCAGAGCTGATGCGGAATATTTTGGTCGAGAGACTTATTCTGCTACATTGAAGATTAAATCTAAGAGCGGATCATATATCGGCGGCATCTCAAACTTCAAGGAAGAAACCGAGGTCTTGTTTGGTAAAGGTACAAGATTCAAGGTTAAGAAAATTATAAAGGTCTCTGATAAGCATTTTGATATTGAGTTAGAAGATTTAACGGTGGTCGCTAAAAAAGTCAAGAAAACTAAGAAAGTAGCCGCAACTAAGAAAGTTCCTGAAGTCAAGAAACCTAAGAAAGTTCCTGAA